TCCAATGCGACCCTGACAAATAATGTGGGTCAGTGTTAAAAACAAATCCGATTTTATTCCTACCATTTCTTATTGATATGTTTAAATCAAAATGACACAATTCTTCCCATACACATTCGCCATACATTTTGGGAGAGTCAAAATCTATAGGCGCTGCTCCTATAAAATCGAAATAAGGAAATTCTTTCTCATACTGTTTCATAACATTTTCAATATCAATACTGTTTAACCACTCGTTGGGATTTTTCTTCCAATCATCAGGACTTTTTGGTGCAAATGTATAGTTCAACATTTCTTTATCTACTCCTGATGAAGCAAAATTCTGTTTTAACCAGCACGATTCTTTATTACATACACTTTTCAAATGTCTCTTCAATTCCTCCCAAATCTCGCGTGGATCATTTGTTGTTATCATCACATCAGGGTGACGAGCATTCCATAACTCTTTAAGCTTTATTAATGAATCATTGCTATAACACGTAAAATCATTTTCTTGTAGTTTTGGACTACACTTTAATTTTATAAATCCATCTGGGTGTTTTTCTACAACAGGTGCTCCTTTTTCTATTTTTTTATTTATATTTACTCTGTTTATGTTTCTATTTATTCGATTTATTCGATTTCCATTCTGTTTACTCTTGTTTTTTAATGTTTTTGACATGTATGTTCTTTTAGACGTTACACTCCGTCTGCCTCTAACTTCAGACTTAAATTTCATATTTTTATCTACAAATTGTAGAATATTCTCCATTTTTTTTGTTTTCATTGTTATGTATTTGTCTAACTATGTATTTGTGTAGTTGTGTATATATTATTTCACTATAATTAAAAAAATTAATTATTAAATAAAAATTAAATACTACTATTTTCACTTTTAGTTACCTTAACTTCTATTACTTCATTAGTATCCGCCCATTTTACACCATTACTTATATGATTTTTTGTAAAACCCTTTTTAATATCTTTCTTTTTGTACTTCGGGTCTTTCAAATTAAGTTCCTTCGTTTTGGGTATTATCATTTCATCTTGTGGTGGTGAAGTTTTTGTAACAAAATTATCCATTGTTATAACTTTCTTATCTACTTGTTTCATAAACAACTTATTTGCTTCATCAATGGACCACCCTTCTACATTATCTACAGCCGACACACCACCGCAGGTATCTACTAAAACCATATCTTTATAGTCCCCCTGGATATTATCCATGGTGTCTTTAAATTTAAAATGCGATATACATAAACGTGCAAATGTGTTAAAAGCATTTATTATAACATCATTTATAGGACTGTCGCTATTATTATTAACATTATTATTCAAAATATCTTTCGCCATTGCGGCAATACGTTTTCTATAAAACCGTTTATCTCCCTTGAGGACTGTATCATGCTCTAAATTATTCCTTTTTAGATACTTATTATATGTATCAGAATTCGCCATAATTTCAAGAGTAATATAGTTAATATTGTCTATTTTATTCATATTAGTATTAGTATTAGTATTAGTATTTGTCGTTGTTGTTGCATTTGTCGTTGTCGTTATCTCTGTTACTATAGTCTCTATATTTGGTTTATCATTATTTTCCATTTAAGATGAACACATATAAAATAATATTATTTTAAACACGACTTATGTTATAAAATAATATATAATAAAAATAAAAAACATGCTTGTTAATTAGTATAGAATTGTTTCTCCTCTTCGGGTACAATATCTTTATTCTCATTTCGTGTACTATTATTAAAAAAATTATTCCCTAAATTATTAGGATTTGGATTACAATGTTCAAAGATTTCCTTTTTAAATAAATCTGGATAAGGTTGTTTTACGGGTCTGGGAGGAACATACACATTATAAAGGTCGCTGTTTGACGAAGGAACATATTGAGACTGTTCGCAATCCTGTAATGCAAAAAACTGACTACGCAGCGTAGACTCAACATTTACGTTGTTAGCAAAACCAGACCAAGGCGCCATATTATTTCCAGGGTTAAATGTGGTATGAGGATTATAAGTGGGATAATTATTAAGAGGTACAGTAGTGGGCTTACTTTGGTCTAAAATAGGCATATAACCGTACTTTGTAGATACAGGCACCTGATAATAAAAAGGTTGCAGCGGTGCAGATGGAATATTTCTTGATGATATTCTATCATTTATTTCATTTTGTCTTTCAAACTGACACAAATATAACTTATTCGGAACACCATACATTTGGGGTTTATCATATACTTGGGAAACAGAATCCATACTATTATACTATATTTACTAATATTAGTATATTACTATATTATATTTTGTTATAATATTTTAAAAAATGGGTTAAAGATAATAAATAATAATATATACTCTTATATCTAACTAATACCTATTCTTTTACGTACAATGTGTGGTATATTTTTCGTTCAAAATTTTTTAAGAAATGGAACACTTGAAAAATATAAAAAATCTCTACTAGAAAATATTAAAACATATCAACATGATTTCAGCAAAATTTCGCATCGTGGTCCTGACAATAGTATTTTTCTAAATGATAGACAATTTTCGAAAAACTATGCGTGTTTTTGGGGCTTCCATCGTCTTGCAATTAATGGACAAACACCCGAAAGCAATCAGCCATTTTTTATTAAAAATTGCCGTCTTATTTGTAATGGAGAAATCTACAACTTTCGCGATCTTATAAAGGAATTCCAACTCGAGGAAGAATACAAAAGTCAATCCGATTGCGAAATTATTATTCACCTGTATAAAAAAATCGGTATCTGCGATATGTTGCGGCGCCTTGATGGTGTATTCGCGTTTGTTTTACACGATTATGAAACAGAAACTACATATGTAGCTCGTGATCCCGTAGGTGTTCGTTCTTTATTTATATCAGGACACGATTATACGTATAGTAACACCATGGTTGTTTCAAGTGAACTTAAAGGAATCAATGAATGTTTTAGACCAAATGCTAAACAATTTCCACCTGGATGTTATGCAGTATATTCTAAAACCGATTTCGATACCGCAAATACTCCCTTTTTTAATTTTTATAGTTACTACGAAAATGTGTATATTACACAAAACTGTGCAGAAGGAGCAACAGGACAAGTCGATAGAATTTACAACTATCCTACTATAGAGGATACAGAAGAAAACATTTGTAAAAATATCGCCACCCTGTTCGAAGAAGCTGTTGTAAAGCGCCTTATGAGTGAACGCAAGGTAGGTGCGCTTCTTTCAGGAGGGCTGGACAGTTCGTCGGTTGTAGCAATCATGTGTCGCCATATGCCTGCAAAAGATTTGAATACGTATAGTATCGGACTGAAGGGGTCAACAGATTTGGTATGGGCGCGAAAAGTGGCTGAATATTTAGGAACAAATCATCACGAAGTTTGTCTTACAGAGGAGGAATTTTTGGGAGCTATCGAAGAAACAATTCAACAAATCGAGAGCTATGATACGACATCTGTTCGCGCTTCTGTTCCAAACTACTTGGTAAGTAAGTATATTGCCGCCACTACAGAAGACTGTGTTATTTACTGTGGAGATATGTCGGATGAGATTTTCGGGTCATATCGTGGATTTATGAAGGCGCAAACTGAGGAAGATTTTAAACGCGAAAATGAACGCATGGTTCGCGATGTTTGTTATTTTGATTTGCTGCGTTCTGATAAGAGCATTAGTGGTGCAGGACTAGAAGCACGTGTACCTTTTGCTGATAAGAAGTTTTTACAATATGTTATGAGTATTCCGCCACGGTATAAGATGTTCGATGATGCACGTATTGAGAAATATATATTTAGGAAGGCGTTCGATGGACTGTTGCCCGATGATATTCTATGGCGCAGAAAGGAAGCTTTTAGCGATGGTGTAAGCGGACATGAAAGAAGTTGGTTCCAAATTATTCGAGATTATACTGATACTAAAGTAACAAATGAAGAGTACAATAAATATAAAGAATTTATAGAATACACGCATGTATGTAATGCACCCTATGACAAGGAGAGTTTCTATTATAGAACTGTTTTCGAGAAGTTCTATCCTAGTTGCGAAAAAACAATCCCCTACTTCTGGCGACATCCGTTTTGTGAAGAGAAAGACCCATCGGCGCGTTTGTTAACTTGTTATAAGACGGAGTAATGCTGTAAAATAACAATTATTCCTAAAAATGCAATAAAGTAGTGAACAATTTTATGATGTTCCATTGAAGGAGAAAAGAGTTTAACACTACAAGAAATAGCAGAGGATAAGTATCCTACAGTAATCAGCACAACAATATACAAAGGAATAGTTACTTTATTTTGTATTAGTAATACAAGCAAACAAATAATACCAATTGTTCGAATTATTATTCCAAAATCTTTTAACTTCATTATATAAATTATATAACTTATATAAATTATAAAATATTATATTATTTATTGTCTAGTATAAATCGATGTATCATTGCTAAAATAATATTTTTACATATACTCTTTCATAATTACAACAACACCGGCTAAAGCAACTGCGTAATTGTAGTATCTATGATGAAAATACCCATCATTCATCTTTGATTTACATGCTAATGCTGAACCCAACGAACCTAACGCAATGAGAACAACAACAGACATTGGGATACTT